TTTAAAATCGGCAGATTTACTAGAAAAGGGCGACTATGACCCAGTAGAAAAATTAATCAAAGATGCGGTCCAAATTAGTTTGACTAAAGACATGGGCACTGACTATTTTGCGGATCCACAAGCCCGTATTAACAAATATTTTAATAGTGGTGGGCAAGTTAGTACTGGCTGGCCACAAATGGACAAGATTTTGTATGGTGGATTTAGTCGCGGCGAATTAAACATTTTTGCTGGTGGATCTGGTTCAGGTAAATCTTTGGTTATGATGAATATTGCCCTAAGTTGGATGCAGGCTGGATTGTCTGGAGTATATGTTAGTTTAGAACTTAGTGAAGAACTATGTGCCTTGCGTACCGATGCAATGTTAGCAGGAATGAGTACAAAAGAAATCCGCAAAGATATCAATCAAACTGAACTTAAAGTTAAATTGTTTGGTAAAAAAGCTGGGCAGTATCGCATCAAAGCACTACCAGCGCAGAGTAATATTAACGACATCCGTAGTTATATTAAAGAAGTACAAGTTCAAACAGGTATTAAAGTAGACTTTATCATGTGCGATTATCTAGACTTGTTGATGCCAGTGAGTGCCAAGGTAAGTCCAAATGATCTGTTTGTCAAAGACAAGTATGTGTCAGAAGAATTGCGTAACTTGGCCAAAGAACTTAATGTGTTGTTTGTGACAGCTAGTCAGTTGAATCGTAGTGCGGTAGAAGAAATTGAATTTGATCATAGTCATATTTCGGGTGGTATTTCAAAGATCAATACTGCAGATAATGTGTTTGGTATTTTTACAAGTCGTGCTATGCGTGAGCGTGGCAAGTATCAAATTCAGTGTATGAAATCGCGTAGTAGTACAGGTGTAGGACAAAAAATTGACTTAGACTATAATATTGAAACCATGCGTATTACTGATCCAGGCGAAGAAGCCTCCCCAGTAAATTCATTTAAAAAGTCCAATATTTACGAAAGTATTAAAACACAAAGCCGTGTAAATTCTGGCGAAACAGTAGAAGCAGACACTAGTGAGGCTGGAAAAATCACAGCAGATGTACAAAGTAGCAAATTAAAGGCATTGTTAGGACAAATTAAGCAGAATTAGAAAGCAGGACCCTTGCACCAAAAAGTAATAAATAATAAAAAGGTTCTGGCCCAAAATGCAAAAGAAAACTCGCAGTATTTTAGAAGAATTAGAAAATTTATACACGGAACACGATAATCGTCACATTATTGAAAATCGTGCTAATAATATTATCACCAGTGCTATACGCTTACTTGAGCAAATTGATACTGCCTATAGCCCAGAGCAAGCAGAGAACCTTACACGCAAATTAATCAATGCTATCAAACTTCGCGACCCAGGCAAGTTTACTCGCACTGTAAGGAAAACTGATGCAAATTCATGAAATAACTAAACTTCAACAACAGTTGGAAGAAGGCATTCTTAGTGGTATTAAGAAAGCGGTCAGTGCTACTAAAACCGGAGCAGTTAATGCCGTAAAGGGAGCCGGCAATTTTGGCGCGGCATTATTAGAACCACAAATAAATTTTGCTAAAGATGCAAAACAAACAGCCGCAACTGGTCTAAAAAAGGGCGGGGTAGGCGGAATGTTTAAGGCATTGACTAGCAACAGCGCATTAGCTACCGCTCAACAAGCTCGCGACAAAAAAAGTTCAGAAAAAACTCTGGCAGGATTGGCCAAACAAGGCATTAGCCCACTAAACTATTATATTAAAAAAGCCAAAGCAGATCAAAATGCAACACAAAAGCGTCAAGCATTGGATAGTGCGTTCCCAGAAGAATTTGCAGTGGGACCAACAGCAGAACCAGGTAAACAATTAAAAGTAGCACTGCCAATGGGACCAGGGCAAACAGTTCCATCTTACGCTGTCAAAACTGCTGCAGGATGGCAAACTGAAACTGGTAAGGCTATTACCAATCCAAAGAGTGTAGACTTTCTTAATCAGCAAGCTGAAAATCCTAACCAAACTAAAGAAGTACCGGTTCCAAAACCAGCGGCTCCTAAGGCACAAAAGACTCCAGCAGTATCGCCCCCTACTACTGCGGCAGTTAAAGAAGCAATGGTTGCCCCAAGAGCTGCACCTGGTGCATTGGCTCGTCGAGCCGCTTCAAGAAATGCACCAACTGCCTCGGCACCTACAGCACCGGCACCAACTAAAAAGAATATTCAAACAGATTTTACCAAATGGGTATCTAGCGCATTGCCCGACTCTGCGACAGCAATGAAAGATCCTGAAGTTAAACAAGCCCTTGATGCCCAATTTAAAAAAGTATTAGCTGCTAAAAATGATCCAAAGTCTGCTACCAACGCAGTTGATCAATATATATTATTAGTACAGGCTGGCATTGCCAAAGCAAGAGATACCGGTACCGCAGGTATGTCAGGCGACGGCGCTTCGGAAACTCCAGGGTCTGCCAACGCACCAACCCCAAGCAATGTGATTAGTAAAATGCAACAAAAAGGAATTAAAGATACCGGTGATCCTGAAATTAATCAAGATCTAAAATATTTAAAAGTTCCGTTGAAGGAAAGCCAAGTGGCCATTACCCAAGATATTGTGGTAAAAACCAAAGCTGGCAATTATGTAAAAAAAGCCAGCGATCAAGAATGGTATGATCCCAAGGGTGTACTAATTGACGCCAACAAGTATGCTGATTATGTTGCACGATTAGACGCTACTCAACCAGCCCAATTACGATATCAAGCAGATGCTGAAAAAGGCATGACCGATACCGCGTTTAAATCAAAATTGGCCAATAAATTGAAAACTAAATTATCTCCACCCCCAGAACCACCACCTCCGGAGGCCACAGCCGCTGACTATGAACTATATAGACAGCAACAGAACCAAATACAAAATCAACTAATTGATCAAACTGTAAATGATTTGCGTAACGCAGAGTTTTTCAACACTGGGCAAACGCACTATTTACAACAACAATTAGCACAACTAATGGCTAAGAAATACTAATATGATACTTAATGAAGGCGGTAATGTTTTTAAAAACAACGATGGGCAAGCAGTAACCCAGCGTATTAACCAAACGGATGTTAAACCTACATTAAACTGGCTTGAGCAAATACTCAATCTTGATTTACAAAATAATACCCTAGGCTCAACTGGCCTTAAACCTACATCGGGCGACCTTGATGTAGCGGTTGATATCAGTCAAATTAGTCCGGATCAACTAGTAGCCGAGCTTACTCAATGGTGCAATAGCCATCAACTAAAGGCACAAGAGTATATTAAAAAAGGCGGCGGACAGATACATTTTAAAACACCTATTACCGGTAATCCTGATAAAGGATATGTACAGACAGATTTTATGTTTATGAAAAACCTAGGTGTGGGCAAATTCTTTTTAGCGGCCCCTGCAAATTCAGAATACTCAGGGCGCGATCGTCATATTATGTTTAACAGTATTGCCAAGCCACTGGGTTATAAAATAGTACCTCGCGAAGGATTAGTGAACCGTGCTGATAATTCTGTGGTTGAAACAGATCCGGATAAAATTGCTAAAATATTATTAGGCAAATCTGCTACTAAAGAAGATTTATATAGTGTAGAAACAATGGTACAGGCCTTACAAAATGATGCACAGCGTGACGCAAAACTTGCAGATGCTCGCGCATTCTTTTCTAAAGAAGGTGTTCCATTTTTTGAAACTCGTGGCGAAAGCGACACTAACTTTTTAGCTAGATTGCGCGACCGCATTGTCAATCAAGGCATGGTACAACTTGTAGAAAGCACCGAAGCCCGTATTCCACACATTGAAGATTTAGTTTTTGACAAAGGATCTCGTGGCATAGCTGATGCCATTGCTATTATTCAACATGCCGCCGAAAATACTTCAAAGACTACCACAGTTAAATGGGATGGCAAACCAGCAATTATCTGGGGCCGCAAACCTGATGGCACTTTTGTACTCACTGACAAGTCAGGATTTCATGCCAAAGGTTATGATGGCTTGGCCACAAGTCCGGTTGAAATAGCACAAATTATGACCAAGCGTGGTGGCGAGCGCGGCGAACTTATTGGTATCTATGAAAAATTATTTCCAATGCTAGCGGCCGCTACTCCAGAAGATTTTACAGGATATGTCAAAGGCGACTTGTTGTATATTAATCAACCACCAGAAGTAACTGGTGCATTTGTATTCAAGCCCAATACTATTGAATATAAAATTCCAGCGGCCAGTGCATTGGGTCAGCGTATTGGGCAAAGTGAAGTAGGTATTGCCGTACACACACGCATACCGGATCAAGGATCAGCTGAACAACCAATCGGCAATGAAAAATTTAATCCAGTGCCAGGTCTTTTATTAATTGAGCCATCAGTAAAAGACATTAAAAATATTGCTCCTGAGAATAAATTAATTCGCCAGATTAAACAACTTAATGCCGCTAAAGGCAAGGACATTGATCACTTGTTTAATCCTGCTGAACTTAGAGCCGCGCAAGTTACTGACTTACCAGCATTGTGCAAACAATATATTAATAGTAGAATTGATACTAATTTTGAAAATTTATTACCAGCATTTGGCGATTGGTTAAAAAACAAAGTTACTCCCCGCAAATATAACAATATTGTAGAATACCTGCAAAGCCCAAGGTCAAATCTGGATGGTATGTCTGCAGCATTTACAGCGTTCTTAGGCTTGCATGATCTTAAGATGAATACTCTACATCAACTTGACCTACAACAACCAGGACAAGAAGGTTGGGTACTTGCTACCGATGCAGGCCGTGCTAAATTAGTCAATAGATTTGGAAATCGTGCTCAAAATACACCAAAATAATATCAAGATTCTCCATTTTTTCCAATTCGGCTAAATATTAGTAGGACCTCGAGTCCACATATATAGGAGATTTAAATCATGGCTTCAATTCCATTAGTATCAGGTGGTTCACAACCAGTATTCGCTATTGACACACTCAATGGCCCACAGTTAGCTGCAAACGTAACATACGCACCAGCTGGCACACCAACAAACTTCGCAGGCCCAGCTTACGATTTCTTCGGTGTAGATTTAGGTGCTGATCCTTCAGCTCAAGCAGGCGTTAATGGTGCATTGCAAACAATTTTGCAAACAATCCAGCAAACTTGTACAGTTGCTATCTATCAAGTTGCAGCTACAGGTAACGCAACAAACTTGAGTTTGGCTATCTACCCACTTGGTGCATATGACGCAACAACATTACAAGCTACTATCCGCTCATTAGGTTCTAATGTTGCCGGTACAGGCTACAGTGTTGCGGCTGCAAATGTAACTAACGTTGGTTTCCGTTTAGCTACAACAGCTACATCAGCAAGTTAATTTTAAAGTTTACTTTAAAAACACTAAACCCGCTTAGGCGGGTTTTTTGTTATTGCACTAAATAACAGTAGGGCCTCGTGCCCACATAAAGGAGAATTAAAATGGCTTCAATTCCATTAGTATCAGGCGGTTCACAACCGGTATTTGCGATCGATACATTAAACGGTCCACAACTAGCTGCAAATGCAACTTACACACCAGCTGGCTCACCGACAAACTTTGCCGGACCAGCATTAGACTTTTTTGGAGTTGGCTTTGCTGCCGATCCAAGCGATCAAGCAGGTGTTAACGGTGCATTACAAACAATTTTGCAAACTATTCAGCAAACTTGTACAGTAGCGTTTTATCAAGTTGATGCTACAACCGACGCAGTAAACATGAGTGTTGCTACATACCCAGTTGGTGCCTTTGGTGGCAATGCTACGGTATCAGCAGCTACATTTGAAGCAGTTATCGTATCATGCGGTTCAAATGTTGCTGGCACAGGCTTTGATGCAACTACAGCTTCGGTAACAGATGTTGGTTTCCGTTTGGCTACTACAGCAACCGATCCAAGCTAATTTTAAAGTTTATTTTAAAATATCAAGAAGGCACCGCGAGGTGCTTTTTTGTTGACTTTACTTTGCGGCCATGTTATAATGGGTTAAATATCGTACCATGACTGTTAGCAAAATTACCGAAGTAACTGTGTTCGAAAGCCCAGATGGCGGCCGAACAGTATATGCCCGTCGCTCTGGCCAGTCCGTTCGCGAACTGTATTCTCAAGATCCGTTATTACAAAAAGAATTAGATGATATTGAAAATCAGCGCCGCTGGATGGAAATATTTGGTGCTCGTGATACCAACAAAGGGCTTGATCAATTATGCGAACAAGTTGAAGTTTTATATGAACTGTCAAAAAATCACGAATGAAATTTGCCTGTAAAACTTTCTTTGACATTACTGCCACAGGAGTCACTGGGCATTATAAATCATCACGAGTACCATTTAAGGATCATGCTGGCCAATACATACAAACTGAAATAGATTGGAATCGTGCTAGAAATCAACAGCGTAATTGGGAAACTTTAACACAATTAATTTCTATGCGTACTCAAATATTTGAACTTAAAGATCCTACCAAGATTGAAAATTGTTGGCATTTTGAATTTGAAGTTGAGACACCTGATGTGTTTGGGACTGCAGAAAATCCTGTGGAAATATTATTAAAAGATACTGCGGGTGTTCCTATGTTAGTAAATCTTGGAAATCTGCCTGATTTAACTCCAATATTGATTGTTTCTGGCCCTGATCAAAATATTTGGTTTAGCGCATTGCCATAAATAATTAATAGGTCGGCGTTAATAGCTGAACCGCTAACATAAAGAGAACCCAATGGTTGAAGCCACAGATATTGAAAAGAAAAGTCTAGAAGCGCATGTGGAATTATGCGCCGAACGGTACAATGCACTTGAAGATAAAATGACCTCTATGAATAAAAATATCGCACATCTTTGCGAAATGGTTCAGGAAGTTAAATCCAGTGTCAGTAAATTGACCGAAAAAAATAATGATAGATTAATTACCTGGGGCATTGGAATTATTGGATTTTTATCCGCCTCGACTATCTATCTAATAACACATTACGTACTCAAATGACAGAAACTCAAGAATTTGAACGGGCTCTGAGGCAAGAGATCAAAGACATTTTGCCCAATGCAATTTGGCAAACTGATGATGGTGTTTATTCGGTGTTTGGCAAATATAAAATTGCACCAGAAAAACCAGGATATCGCGTTTTTTGTTCTGCCACAGATGTAGGTGTTTTTAGCACATCTAGATCTGCATTAAGTTGGTGTATTGCAGACAAATATCAAGAATATAATTTAGCCCGCGATATACTAGTGTTAGATACTAAATTAAACTCATTAAACAGTGATATACGCCTTCGTGCCACCCTAGCAGACCGCAGTAAAGACCCAATTTTTCGCGAAACTATTGAAACAAAATTAGAAACAAAAATTATACACAAAAAACTGGTTGAGAAACAACTTGTCAATTGTGTAAACAGAGCTAAATACTGTCAACAACGAGGATTTAATAATGAAACTGTTCGAACTAGCCGCAACGCAACCGTCAAAACAAGCCGCTAAGGTATTTGAAAGCTATTTTGGTGACAGCATCAATCTTGATGTAATCTCCCCAAAACAAGCTCGTATGATGTTATCTAAAGTACAAAAATTAGTTAACGAACATCGTCAAACTACTGCTTTCCATTATAGTGAGCAAAACCCAACTTATCTAAAGTTGATGATGATGGAGCAAGTACTGGCCGCTAAAGTTACTGAAACTTCTACAGTACCAGTTGGTACTGCTGTAGGCGCCGCCCAGAATGTTAACCAACAACAAGCTGGTATTGCTAAAGTTAACCCTACCGTAGCTGCCGGCGATGCTGCGAACCTAGCAAAAATTCAACAAATTAAAGATCCTAAATTAAAGCAAGGCAGCCTTACAAACAGAGAGTAAACAATTGAGAAATAGTCTATACCACATCCTCCGCGAATCAGAAGTTCAACAAGCTCAAGTAGTATTAGCAAGTCAAGACATGGTTGACGAAGTTCAAAAAATGTCTGAGCAAGTATCAAGTATGCAGTTTAAAGACTTGCCGGCCTTGATTGATCAAATTAAAAATCAAATTGGTGTTGACCAAGCTATGCAATTCAACACAGACGCTACTGCCGCACTAGCAGGTTTGTTACAAAACTTGCAAGGTGCTCGTCAACAATTAGACCAAGCTCTTGGTGTAGTTACCGGTCAAGCCGCACCAGCAATTCCTGGTGCAGATGATTTAGGTGCCGAACCTGATTTAGGTGGTGTACCTGGTGAAGAAGAAATTGATATCGAAGAGCTCCCAGCAGAAGAACCAGAAATAGGTGCGCCTGATTTAGGTCGCGCAAAACGCTAATATGTTAATCTTTGAAGTAGAAGGTTCTGAAGCTGTCGATTCTGGCAAGCTCATGGCATTGACTCAGTTTTTATCTGGCCGTGCTAGTGAGACTGATGGCAAGAAACAAATTTCTACCAAAGCATTTATTGAGTTAGCACAAAGTTTAGGTGTTAATGTTACTGCCAATACACTCGGTGACTTAATTGCCCAAGAACCATTAAGCAATGTATTAGAACCATATCAACCAAATTCAAATGTAGTCAGTTTCAAAGGAAATGAAACTCCGCCTAACACTGACATGGATACAGCACAAGCAGAAAAAGTAGTAGACTCAAACGCTAAGTCGGCAATGAAGCGCCGGTTCTAATTTAGAATGGCCTACTCTGTACCTGATTGGATTTTAGAAATTTTAGAAAACTTAGCTGGCGGGTGCGCCTAGAAACTAAATACTTGTATGAAAAACAAGTATGGTATAATTAAAAAATGTTTATTTTGCAGTAACGAATTTGAAACTCGTCCTCGATTTAAAGATTATTGTTCCCAAGCCTGTAAAAATCCTAACAACCGTTTAGGACATGTTCCTTGGAACAAAGGATTACAAATGTCTGAGGAGTTTAAACAGACTAAAATGAATTTAGAAGGTTTAGCAAAAGGATGGGGATGGAATAAAGGCATTCCCAACAATAGGCAAAAAACAAAGTGGTTAACAAATAATCCTAATATAGGAGGCAAACTTAATAATTTAAGACCTAAAAATCCTATTACCGATCCTTTAAAAATGTATCGTCGGTTAGTTCGTAAAGCGACTTATAGAACTCTCAAAGAAATGAAACAGTCTGGAGAATGGGTACCAGAAGTAGGTAAGTATAAACATAGTTGGCAAACAGATCATATCATTCCTCATCAACAAGGGTGGGAATTAGGAATACTGCCTCATTTACTTGGCAGCAGAAATAATATACAATTTATTAAAGGCGAGGAAAATCGAAAGAAGTGGGATACTTATCAACCACTTGATGTAGTGAACAGTATAATTGGAGATATAAATGGCTTATTCAGCAGCAGTGATTGATCATTATGAAAACCCTAGGAATGTTGGGAAATTAGAGGAGACAGCGCAAGTTGGGACCGGTGTAGTTGGTGCCCCAGCTTGCGGATGACTGGAGATGTCATGCGGTTACAGATCAAAGTAGAAAATGGGATTATAACAGATGCAAAATTTAAGACATACGGCTGTGGGTCCGCGATCGCGAGTAGTTCGCTCGTCACGGAGTGGGTCAAGGGTAAAACGCTGGAGCAAGCTGGATCTATTAAGAATGCTGAAATTGCAGAAGAGCTCGCACTACCCCCGGTTAAGATCCATTGTAGTATCCTTGCGGAAGACGCTATTAAGGCCGCGGTAGCAGACTACAGGAACAAACATGATTCAAGTAACTGATACAGCCGCTAAGAAAATCAAAGCCAATTTAAAAAAGCGTGGTAGCGGTGTAGCAATTCGAATTGGTGTTCGTACCACTGGGTGTTCAGGCATGGCCTATGTGCTCGAGTATGTGGATACTCCAAATCTTGAAGATATATTACTTTCAGACAACGGTGCTGTAATTGTAGTAGATCCAAAATCTTTGCCTATGGTAGCTGGTATTACCGTTGATTATGTTCGGCAAGGCCTTAATGAAGGTTTTGAATTTATCAACCCACTAGAAAAAGACCGTTGCGGATGTGGTGAATCATTTAGAATATAGCAAGGTTGATAACTTGACAAAGTTATGCTATAATTAGTAGATGTATAATCCAAAATTTGAGTATCACGAACTGTCCAGAACAAGCGAAGAAGGCCGACGCTTATATCTTACCCCAGATGGTAAGAAGGTTCCGAGTGTAACCACAATTCTTTCCGCCACAGAACCAAAAGAAAAAAAAGAAGCACTACAAAATTGGCGTAAAAGAGTGGGTGTAGACAAAGCCCAAGCAATTACTACAGAAGCCGCCAACCGCGGTACCAGAATGCACACCTACTTAGAGCACTATGTAAAAAATGGTGAAATGAAAGACAAAGGGTCAAATCCATTTGGCTGGGCAAGTCACGCAATGGCACAAACTGTTATTGAAGATGGACTTAAAAATGTCGATGAATTTTGGGGTGTAGAAATTCCTCTATATTTCCCTCAACTATATGCAGGTACTACAGACTGTGTAGGCCTACACAAATCTGAAGAAAGTATTCTTGATTTCAAGCAAACAAATAAGCCCAAAAAAGCTGAGTGGATTACCGACTATAATTTGCAACTGGTAGCCTATGCTCTAGCACACAACGAAGTCTACGGAACAAATATTCGCAAGGGTGTAGTTTTAATGTGCGTTAAACCACCAGTAGATGATATGGGTAATCCGATAGCTCGCCCTGCGTATCAGGAGTTTATTTTAGAACCCAAGGACTTTGATTACTGGGCAGACCAGTGGTGGAAACGATTGGAGCAGTACTACTTAATTAGCTAAATAGTTAATACTATCGAAGGACGACTAAATTGGCTATTGTACAAATCTCTCAAATCACCAACCGTAAAGGGTTACAGGTTGATCTACCACAATTAGCGGGTGCTGAATTAGGCTGGAGTGTAGATACTCGCCAATTATACATCGGTAATGGAACACTTGCAGAAGGTGCACCTGTTATTGGAAATACTGAAATTCTTACAGAATTTTCAGATATTTTAAATTTAGCGGCGTCCTATACTTACAAAGGTACAGCCGCCGGATATACTGTACAAACAGGCCCAACTCCCGGAACACCAGTAACTATAAGTTTGCAAAACTGGCTGGATCAGTTTGCGAGTGTTTTAGATTTTGGTGCAAAAGGCGACGGAGTAACTGATGATACTGCGGCTATTAACCGCGCACTTAATCAATTGTATTGCCAACAATCTAATCCGCAAATTCGTCGTAGTTTATTTTTCCCAGCCGGCGTATATATTGTTAATAGTTCTATTAATATTCCAACATACGCAACACTATATGGCGAAGGCCCATTAAATTCTATTATTCAATTACAAACAGGTACCTCGGCCACTTGTGTGGCCCAAACTGCCGACAGTAGACAACAAACTGGTATTAACATTGGTAATAACGGTGCAACTCCGCCAACTGATATTAGTATTTTTAATATGGCCTTTCAAAGTTTAGATGATAGCAAAAACATATTTTTAGTTCAATCAGCTACTAATTGTAAAATTCAAGGTGTGAGTTTTGTTGGACCAGAAACAACTATTACTCTAACCACCGATGCAAATAATACTGCTGGGGTTATTTTTGGAAGCACAGGAGGATTAGTTACCACTAATATTGTTTTTGATACTTGTAGATTTACCGGCACCGTATATGGTATTAATACCAGTCAAGAGATTGCCGGTGTAACAATTTCTAATTCTAGTTTTAATATATTGTATCAAGGTGTAGTATTAGGAACTGTATCTGTAGGAACAGGCCCAACTGGTACACGAATTATTAATAATGTGTTTAATAATATCTACTACGAAGGCATTATTTTTGGTGAATACACTGATCTAAATGCCAGCGGATGCAATATTTTTTATGATGTGGCAAATTCATTTGATGGCACTGCAAGTCCATCAACTTCTGTAATTAGAATTCAAAGTAACAATAATGTTAGTATTGGTGATATGTTTGAAAGAACTGATGCGTACAGTACTAATTACCCTCGGGTAAATATTAGCCAAACACAGAGCATTGCTACCACCAACGGCGAACAAATAGAATTAGGTACTAAAGTTGTAAAGTCAGGATTGGTAACTACATTAATTGATAACGAAGTTGATTCGGTAGCATTTACTGTTGAAGTTAATGCAATAAAATCATTTAAAATTGACTACACAATTAACAGAGCCGATAGCTATCGTACTGGAACAATGTGGATAGCATCAAATGGTATTCAATTGCTTAATTTTATGGACGACTACACCGAGAATTCTGCCAACGGAGACCCCCAAATTACACTGGGTGCATCACAAACTGGATCCACTGTTAGTATTTTATACACAACCGTTCCAACCACTGGCGAAGACGCCATAATGTATTATTCTATATCCTATTTTAATTGATGTGGCCTACTAATTTTGCTGCCAGGTTAAAAGCCTGGACAGACCTACGCGACCAGACCCAAACTCAGGATTTAGAACAAGCTCTTAATACTATTAATACTTGGTGGTTTAATACTCCATGGAAATCCTATTACCTACATTGGGATGATCGGCCTAACTGGCCAGATCCATGGCAACTTTTGAGCGACAATATCTATTGCGAGGTTGCAAGAGGGCTTGGAATCCTCTATACTATAAGTATGATAGACCATCCAGCAGTGGCCTCTGCAGACTTGGTTTTGACTGAAGATGGGCACAATTTAGTCCTAGTCAACAAAGAAAAATATATACTTAATTGGGAGAGAGAAATTGTCTTAAATACTCACCAAGCAGTGAAAATCAAAAAAAAGTTGTCGGTGGAACAAACAAACCAACAGTACCAGAAGTAAAAACACATACGAGAGTTAAGAATGCAAATTACAGTAGTTAAAAGAAGCGGACTAAAAGAGCCACTACATATTGAGAAGTGGCAGGCACAAGTTGCTAAAGTCTGCCAAGGAATTGCCGATGTAAGTCAATCCATGATTGAGATCAAAGCACAGTTACATTTTTACGATGGCATTACAACACAAGAGATTGATGGTATCACTCTCCGTGCTATTGTTGACTTGATTGACATCGAGTCAAACCCAGATGTGGGTCATACCAACTATCAATATGTCGCAGGCAAGCAACGCCTGAGCATGTTGCGTAAGGATGTGTATGGTACATACGATCCTCCCCACCTGTACGAAATTGTAAAGAAAAATGTAGCCACGGGTCTTTACACAGCAGAACTTCTTGATTGGTATACCGAAGATGACTGGAATCGAATGAATGACATGCTGGATCACGAAAAAGATGAAAGTTATTCGTATGCCGCGATTGAACAGTTGATTGAAAAGTATCTAGTGCGTAATCGCGCCACAAAGGAAATATATGAAACTCCACAAGTCCGTTACATTATTGCAGCCGCTACTGTGTTCCATAAAGAAGAACCTAACGCAGCCCGTATGCGTCTTATTAAAGAATATTATAATGCTGCATCCGATGGCTTGTTCACTCTTGCTACCCCTGTGCTTGCTGGGCTTGGCACTCCTACTAAACAGTTTAGTAGTTGTGTGCTTATCCGTAGCGATGACAACCTTGATAGTATCTTCGCATCTGGAGAAATGATGGCCAAGTATGCGGCCAAGCGAGCCGGCATAGGTCTTGAAATTGGTCGTCTGCGCCCACTAGGTGCCCCCATTCGCGGTGGCGAAGTCATGCACACTGGTATGATCCCGTTCCTTAAAAAATGGTTTGGAGATTTAAGAAGCTGTTCACAAGGAGGTATCCGCAATGCAAGTGCTACCGTATTTTATCCTATTTGGCACTATCAGTTTGATGATCTTATTGTGCTTAAAAATAATCAGGGAACTGAAGAAACCCGAGTAAGATTTATGGACTACGGAGTAGTCCTCAATGCCTTGTTCTGGCGTCGTTTTAAGAACAAGGAAAATATTACTTTCTTTGATCCCAACGAAGTACCAGACCTTTATGAGGCATTTTATAAAAACACTACACTGTTTGAAGAGCTTTATGTGAAGTATGAGAAGCGTAAAGACTTACGCAAGAAAGTAATGAATGCTGAAGATGTGTTCAAAGGCGGCATCCTTAAAGAGCGTACCGATACTGGTCGTATCTATCTTGTGTTCATAGACAATGTAATGAACCAAGGGCCATTCGATCCAGAATATCATACTATCTATCAAAGTAATCTTTGCTGTGAAATTTTGTTGCCAACAAAGAGTTTTACACGCCTAGATGACCCAGAAGGTCGTATTGCCCTTTGTACGCTTGGTAGTATCAACTGGGGCGCTTTCCGTAACCCAGAAGACATGCGTCGTGCTTGCCGTATCCTACAGCGTAGTCTATGCAACATACTGGACTATCAAGACTTTTTAAGTATCCAAAGTCAGTTGAGTAATCAAGAAATTCAACCTCTAGGCATTGGCATTACTAATCTAGCTTATTGGCATGCTAAACGCAGTCTTAAGTATGGCGAGAAAGATGCCCTACAAGAAGTTAAAACTTGGATGGAACATCAAGCATATTACTTAACCGAAGCCACTGTAGAACTGGCCAAAGAACGAGGACCATGCAGTCATAGCGGACTTACACGCTACGGGCAAGGAGAGTTTCCTTGGGAGCGTCGCGCCGAAGCAGTCAATGAATTAGCCAATTTTAAGCCAGAATTGGATTGGGAAAAGCTAAGAGCAACAATGAAAGTTCATGGTGTGCGTAATGCCACCTTAATGGCCGTGGCACCAGTAGAGTCAAGTAGTGTAGTAATTAATAGCACCAATGGAATTGAAATGCCAATGAGTTTAATTACTGTTAAAGAATCTAAGGCTGGTAGTTTAATTCAAGTAGCACCCGAGTATAATAAATTAAAAAATAAATATCAACTGATGTGGGAACAAAAAGATTGTGATGGATATATCAAGACCGCAGCAGTTATCGCGGCCTATGTAGATCAAAGTATTAGTACCAACACATTTTACAA